ACAACCTCAAGCGAACCGCGCACCACAGCCTACAGCTCGACGCCGAAACGGGTATTGGGCTTAACGCTTACCCCGCTTACGATGGTGAAGATTTAGCTACCGAATCCGGCGACATTATTGTGGCCGAGTTTGTGCAGGGTTATCTAACCACGCAAGCCGGTGACCAATTAGTCACTGAGGCCGGTGACGAAAACGAACCGCTGGTAACCCAAGTGCAGCCCGCCGAGGATTACAACGGCTATGCGCTGGAAACCGAGGACTACACCGCCGCACCGGGTTACGATCCGCAAGTCATGCTGCGCTGGTCGGACGACGCGGGGCATACTTGGTCGAACGAACACTGGAACTCGATGGGCAAGATCGGCACCTACGGCACCCGCACCATCTGGCGGCGGCTCGGCATGACCGAGAAAATCCGCGACAGGGTGTATGAGGTGTCTGGCACCGATCCGGTGAAGATCGCCATCATGGGCGCTGAATTGTTTGTTACTCCAACGAGTAGCTAAGTGGCCGAACTCAACATCACCAATATCCCCGCGCCTCGGGTGCCGTTTGTGGACGAGCGCACCGGCCTCATGGCGCGGGAGTGGTATCGGTTCTTTCTCAACCTGTTTGTCTTAACCGGCAGCGGGAATAACCCCATCACGCTGGAAGAACTGCAACTTGGGCCACCGAGCCAGCCTAGCCTAGCCGAGCTGCTAATTCAGATTAATCAGAACATCGCCCCGCAGTACGAGGATCAATCGGGCGACTTCCTAGCCACGCTCGACACCGCGCAACTTATGTCGATGATGTCGCGGTTTGAAAACGCCGAAGCTGCTATCCAGGGGGCTTACCTCCAGCCGGTTGTGCAGACCGGCACCATTGCCAACTACAACCTTGACAACAGCCCCACGGCGGGCGGCATAGCCTACGGCACCGGCCCCGCGCTGGCGGTCAGTGCGGCAGGCACATTGGGCCAGGTGCTGACCAGTGCAGGCGCCGGAACGCCGACATGGTCAACGGCTGCCGCAGGCACTGTGTCCAGCGTGTCTGTAGTGTCGGCCAACGGGTTGGCCGGAACCGTAGCCACCGCAACAACAACCCCGGCGATCACGCTGTCCACGACCGTCACCGGCCTGCTCAAGGGCAACGGCACCGCGATCAGCGCCGCGACCAGCGGCACAGACTACGCACCCGCAACCAGCGGCACCTCGATTCTGTATGGCGATGGGGCTGGCGGGTTTAACAACGTCACCATCGGCACCGGCGTTGCCTTTGTTGGCGGCACGTTGTCTGCAACTGGATCGGGCGGCACTGTAACGAGCGTGACCGGAACGGCACCTGTTGTCAGCTCGGGCGGCACTACGCCAGCGATCTCAATGGCGGCTGCAACGACGAGCGTCAACGGCTACCTGACCAGTACGGACTGGACAACTTTTAACAATAAAGGCAGTGGCACCGTGACGAGTGTGGCTGCGCTGACGCTCGGCACAACCGGCACTGACCTGTCCAGCACTGTTGCAACCGGCACAACCACGCCGGTTATTACGCTTCAAGTTCCAACGGCTTCTGCGTCTAATCGCGGGGCTTTAAGTGCTGCCGATTGGACAACCTTTAACAACAAACAAGCCTCTTTTGTGCAACCCGTTTTTAGCGCTAGAAACAGCACTAATCAATCAGTAACTGCAACAACATTTACAAAAGTTACGCTAGACACAGAAGATTTTGATACCAACAACAATTTTGCCGGTTCAACTTTTACCCCAACAATTGCGGGGCAGTATCAAATTAATGCGACGCTTAGAATTAGCGGAACAACTGTAACTGGTGCCATTCTTGCAATTTTTAAAAATGGCTCCGCATTTCTCAGGTTGTTTGAAACAAACGCATCAATAGGGTCTAGTGATTATACAATTTCTGGAAGTTGTGTACTTGATATGAATGGTTCAACAGACACCATTGAAATGTATGGGTTAATAACTGCGGTATCGGCACCTAATTTTAACTTTGCAGCCGCATCTGCTTGTTGTCGCATGAGTGGCGCATTGGTGCGTAAATCGTAAAGAAAATATTAAATGACTTTAATTGAAAAAATTAAAACAATTTACCCTAACATTAGTAATGATGTTTTTTTAACAAAAATTATTTTGCAGAACGATACAAATGGACTGGGTGATTACATTAAAGAATGGAATCATTTAACTTATCCACGACCCACACAAGATCAGTTAAAGGATTAATATGAGCTTGACAAAAGTTACTTACTCAATGATTTCAGGGGCGTACACAAACGTCTTTGATTTTATGACTGCTGCACAAATTGCAGACGTTAAAACAGGTTCATTGACTTTAGATGTTGGCCCTGCCATTCAATTGGCTTTTGATGCTGCATATAATGTAGCAACAGGAACAGGACGCAAGACAGTATTTTTCCCCAATGGTAGCTATCGCGTTAACGCCACATTGAACACCGCTGGAATTTCCCTGCTTGGCGAATCCATGAGTGGGTCAAAAATTTATTACTACGGAATTAATGCTTGTTTGACTTGCACGACTGGTGAAAATACATTCAAAAATTTATTGTTTGATGGTTCCAATGCAAACGCTGGATCATCAATTGGCATTCAATACACTGGAACGCTACGCCATACTTTTGAAAACAATATTGTTCAATACTTTTTTCGCGGTATCAAAATATCTGGAACTGCGGTATATAGTAATTCATTTTCTAAAAGTTATTTTCTTGGAAATTCAATTCATGTTTTCACAAGTGCAATTGGTTCTGGTCAGTTTGCCACCGCGTGTTACTTTACCGAAAATGAATTTACTGCGGCTAGTGACCCAAACTACGGTATTTATTTAGAGGACACCGAAGGATTTACTTTTGAAAGAAACATTTTTCAAAGCAATTTATCTAAATTTACAATCTTTATTTACTATTTTAGTGCGTTTACCAACGCATACATGAACCATCGAATTATCAATAATTGGTTTGAGGAAAACGGCAATAGTCAAGTAGGTTCAGCCGATATTTGGGTAGATGGTGATTTTGGCGCTCTTAAAGGCGTTTTAATTTTAAATAACCAACACTACACATCAAATGGCAACAACCCAACATATGGGATTCGTGCAGACAATACCGATGGATTAACCGTTCAAAACAACACTTGGAATCTTGGTTCACCTTGGGTTTACTTATTTAAATCGGGAGTAGGGAATAAAAATTGGGTTGTCAGCAATCCGTTAATTATTGCAGCACAAGAAATGAAGCAGCATCTTGCCGTACTTGGAAAGGCGGCAGCGTCATCACAAACGGTGAACGCCGCTGCAAATGATGTAATTTTGTTTGGCACTCCGTTGGACAATTATTCTGGCCTTTGGAATACATCAACAGGCGCGTTTACTTGTGCCGCGCAAGGTATTTATATGTTTGACCTAACAATACATTTTGAAAGTAGCACAGTTGGGCAACAGTTTAATTTGACTGTGTTGGTCAATGCCGCAGCCCCAACCGTAGCCCTGTCAATGGTTTGCACAAAACAAACAGTTGGCGATGAAGGATTTACCTTTGTTGGATATTTATCTTGTGCTGCTACTGATGTAATTACGTTTAAATGTCAAAATTTAGGCGCGTCAAACAGAAACATTAGCATTGCGTCACAAGGTAAAGTTACTTTAATTGACTATGTAATATAACAACAAATTTTTATTTTTAATAGAAACATTAAAATGACGCAAACTAAGGAAACAACATGAGCAGCGTAAATCTCTCAGCGTTTGGTGGCGTCGGCTGGCAATTCTTCGACAACAACGGTGCGCCGCTGGCCGGTGGGTTAATCTACACATACGCGGCGGGCACCACGACACCGCAAGAAACCTACACGACCAGCGCGGGAACCGTAGCGCATTCCAATCCGATTGTGCTGAATTCAGCGGGGCGGGTGCCGGGTGGTCAGATATGGTTGTTGTTTGCCAACTACAAGTTTGTCCTGCAAACCTCGGCAGCAGTGTTAATTGCAACCTACGACAATATTACTAGCGGTTCAACGCAAGGAATTATTAATTTTACCGGCGATGGCACAACGGTTAGTTTTAGCCTGGGCAGCGCAATTAATGAAAACAATACAAACGTCTACATCAACGGCGTATACCAGCAAAAGAACACGTATTTGATGAGTGGATCTAGCATAGTGTTTTCAGAAGCGCCCCCGAATACATCTTCAATTGAAGTGAGTTCCACATGATGATCCAACTGCTCAAATCCAAAACCGTCTGGTTTGCCATCCTGATTGCGGTGCTGTCGGTCGTGCAGGGCTATGTCGCGCTGCTGCCGGTCACGCCGGTGCAACAGATGGTCGTCGGCGTGGTCATCTCGGTGGCGGTGCTAGTCCTGCGGCTCGTCACCACGCAACCTATTTTGGAGAAATAACATGACCGTAACCGTAAAAGTTTTAATCCCCGCCAAGACCGCAGAGGCCAGTCAGACCACGCAATACCCGGCCACCAACGTCACCACGATCATCGACAAGTTTACAGCTACCAACTTCAGCGCAACGGCGGCGACCTTGAGCGTGAATCTGGTCACCGCCGCTGACACGGCGGGCAATCAGAACCTGATTACCAAGACCAAGACGCTGGTGGCAAGCGAGGTATATACTTTCCCCGAGATTGTCG